GGAAATTACAGAAAAAAGGGAAAGACAACGCTCCTTATTACAGAAGTCCCATACGGATTTGACAGAGAGTCTTATGTAAAGATCCTAGACGGATTGGAAGATGAGGGTGATATTGTAAGCTATGATGACTTGTGCAACAAAGACGGCTTTCGATTCGAAGTGAAATTAAAGCAGAACATATCTGCCAAGTGGTCTTCAAAGCAGATCGTGTCAAAATTCAAATTGAGCAAACCACTCACTGAGAATCTGACCGTTATCGGACCTGAAGGTGGCTTGAAAGAATATGATGACGCTAGGGAACTGATCAAAGACTTTTGCAACTGGAGACTAAACTTCTTACAGAAGCGAATTGATCAAAAGGTCGCAGATCACACAGAAGAAGCCCGATGGTTAGATGTCAGACTCAAGTTCATTGAGGCTGTTAGGACTAAAGAAATTGATATTATGAACATGAACCGTACCGAGACGACCAAGAAAACTGTCGAAGTTACAGGGTGTGCAGTAAATGAAGTTGGGAAGTTATTAACAATGCCGATCGCTTCTATTATGAAATCAGAACCGGCAACTTTCAAACGGTTTATTACCGAAGCAAATAAGAAGCTTAAATTCTGGAAAACTACAACTACAAAGAAGCAATACATTGCTGACCTGGATGAATTGAATGAAATATAATGTGCCCGGTAAGGGAAAGAAGTATTTGAATGAAGATACAATTGATTGGGGGAAGCACTCTCTAAAGGAAATAAAGAAGCTTGAATTCCAACATTTTCTCCGAAAAGATTTTGATTGGTTTGTAGGAGTTGAGCCGGGTGATGTCGTGGTTGATCTCGGCGCTGGCATAGGCATATTCACACTGAATGCGTTAGACAGAGGTGCTTCAAAGGTCTATTCTGTAGAGCAAGACAAAGACCACATGAAGACTTTGATGAGCAACTGTGCTCCTTACTTAATCGATAACAGAAAACTTCCTGTCGTCCCTGTAAGTAAATTTAGATCCTTAGATGAGTTTATGCGGGACTATGATTTAAAGTTCATCGACTTCATGAAGATGTCACTAAATGGTGATGAATTCAAGCATCTCAGAGTTGAATACTTTGAAATACTCTCAAAGAAGATAAAACATCTTGCAATTGAAATTAATCTCAACGCAAAACGACAAAATCCATATGATTGGATTCGAACCGCGCAGTTTATTACATCTAAGTTTCCCAATAGCACAATTCGATTCTTGAATCGAGAAGACAAAGAATTAGCTGAAGATATCGATAAATTGAATGGGCCATGGCCAATCGATTGCCCCCGTGGTTATATGATGATCTATATTACCAATTAGTAATGTAGATTGTAACAACATCACCTTGGTTACTGTTATTCCATTTACCCGATCTTAGCCTCCTGTCATCCCATAGATATCCACCTTGGCTACCGTCATACAGGTGGATTTTATCTATGTTGTCCATACTAAATCTACCTAGAAACGTGTGTCTCCATCGAATAAATTGTTCGATGTTTTCTAGTTTTAAGTAAGCTATAAAAGTAAGATGTCTCACATTCCATCGAAACCATTCTACGTCTTGATGTAAAAATATTTCTTTGGTTGTATCGTCGTTGCCAGTATGTGCCTTTAAATAATCAACCCTATCTATTCCGTAATCTTTTACGAAGTCCATCCAAGTCATCTGGTTCTCAAAGCAAGTGTTGGAACCTATTGCATAAGGCACGATAACAACTCTGTCCCCAGCACCTTCTGTGTTCTTCTCTATGTCATACAATGCGGCTGGATTGGGCTCTATGATGTAGACCTTATCTGCTCCCCTATCAAGTGCTTGACATGCAAACCACCCAGCACCACTGCCTATATCTACTACAATATCTTCTGGCAAAATATCTTGCCACCAAGAATATGCATTATTTAAAGCCATTCGAGTCCAAGCTTGGAGTATCTCGTCGATAGACATCGATGTGCAAGACATATTATTGTGGAAGAAATTCAAGTTACTGCTCCATCATAAATAAGAGAATAAGAAACTATTCAGGATCAAAAGATGATCACTAACTATTTATCTCCAACTGGGTTCGATGTTTCTATCGCATTGCTTCCAAGCACAGAGTTCTTCTGTCAATCGATCAGGATACCAGAAATCGGTGGAACTCCTCCGGGCATGGGGAGTCCTCTCAGACAGACATACAATCTACCAGATCAGCTCCTCTATGGAGATTTCCAGCTAGATTTTATTGTTGATGAAAACATGAACAACTATATTGAAATTCTAAATTGGTTGGAAGCATACGGCTCACCTCAGTCAAGTGAACAATATGTTGCTTGGCAAAATCAAAACGGGAGTTTCACCGCTGATGTCACAGTGATTATCCAGAACAGCAGAAAAAACCCAAACATGAAATTTACATTTTTTGATGCATTCCCCACATCGCTGGAAGGTCTCGAATTAAGTCTCACAACCGAACCAGCTCCTGTGACATGCTCTGTCGGCTTTAGATATGAATCATTTGAATTGAGTCAAATAGAATAAAAGGAACTTTATATTATGCTTGTATCACATGATGCGTATTACCTTGATATTGGAAAGACTGCCTCAACTTATGTCTTTAAACAAATGGAGTTAACTGCAAACCCAGATAAGAAAAATTACGGTGGCAGAGCAACTTGGCCACATAAGTTCAAAAATCACGGACAACCAAACTTTTCAATATCTAAAGGTCAAAATGTAATAGGAGCGATCCATTCGGACAGACACGGCCGACTGAGAGATTACACAGAAGAAGCATATGCTGACAAGCTAATCTTTGCCAGCACCAGACATCCCTTAAAATACTATCATTCGATTTGGAAGAAAGAAGGGCCGCCGAAGTTTCATGAAGATGGAAGTATGCTGCACCCGGGCGGACCAACAAAGAGAGGTCTCTATTCTAACGATCCCGATTTCGAATGCACCATGACCAATTTTATTCTAGGACTTCAAGACCCTTCTGTCAGCATGGGCGAGCAATCTGATGGGAAGGATCCTTTCAGTAAGCCGAATCCGAATATTATACATGAGATGCCGGATAGGAGTCTCAATAGACCTGCAGGACTTGGTGTTCTAACATTTAGATATCTTGATTGGCTGGATGGCAGATTCTTTACTGTTAAAAGGACTTGGGGAGAAGTTGAACAATGGTACGCCGATCACTATTTCAATCCAAGCTGTCCCATTGTCTTTATCGGGCCGAGAAATGTCGGGCAAGATTTCCATAGATTGGTGAAATCCAATATCGATAAATTTTATCTGAAACCGGATTGGGAAAAAGAATTCGGAGAGAGGATTAAAGCAAACACATATCTTAATGAATCCGAACGACTGGATCAGTCTCAGGGCACATACAGAAAAGCGCCTGAAGCTGCCAGAGCGATTATGGAAGGGGAACGAATCCTGTTCAACAATCTAGACTTCCCGTCAGTTGAGGAGATCTACCCAGACCTAGACATTGACATTTAGTGACATCTGTGTTATAATGTATATTTAGCAATGGCGGAAGTGAAGATATGAGTATCGAGGATATAGGGACAATCTGGGCTAGCGATGCACCAATTGACGAATCTAATCTTGTTCGTGAATCAAAAAGAATTCCTGAGCTGCATTCTAAGTATTACAATCTGTATTTCAAAGAAGCACTTTTAGTAAAGAAATACAAAGCAGAAATGAAGTCTCTGACATTCGATAAGATGGAATACTACGGTGGCTCTATGGCAGAGGAAGATCTCGTCGAGAGAGGTTGGAAACCATTTCAACTGAAAGTAATCCGTGGAGATTTAGATAAATACATACAAGCAGATAAAGATGTTATCAATCTGAGTCTGAAGATAGATTATCACATTGCCAGAGCGGATTACCTAGAATCAATTATCAAAACGATTCACTCCAGAAACTTCATTGTGAAAAATATGATTGATGTTTTGAAGTTTCAGGCCGGAGAATATTAGTAATGATTGAGAGAATTGTTAAGTTTTTTGAGAGACCGGTTGAAGAAAACCCCCTCGATAAAATAATCATAGAAAAGGGTGACCACCCTCAAGTAAATAAAATTTACGAGTCACGATGGGTGTGGTATCATACTATCCTTGCTATTGAGATTGCATTCACCAATATATTACTAATTGCCATTTTGCTTGTACTAGCCTTTAAATAATGACAGATGTTGTAAACATAGAATACTTGAACTCAGTTCACATGAGAATCAAAGCAGAAGCTTCGGTTCTCCAAGAGCTGTCTGAGCATTTTTCTTTCAGACCTTCTGGGTATCAGTTTTCTCCTAAGTTCAAGATGAGAGTGTGGGATGGTTACATTCGCTTGTTCTCACCTTTCAAGCCTGTTTTGTATGCTGGTCTAGTTCCCCATGTCAAGCAATTCTGTGAAGACCGTGACTACATCATAAACATCCCTGAAGAGCTCGCAGCAGACGCAGCAATCCCTGATGATTACGGTTATGAGCTAGCAAAGGAGATTGGCTGCAAGTTTGTTCCGAGAGATTACCAGAATGAATATCTGGTCAACGCGTTGAGAAAGAAAAGATCTTTATCATTGTCGCCGACATCTTCTGGTAAGTCACTCATCATTTATTTAATTCAACAGCATTATTATCAAGCATTCCAACATCGAGCGTTAGTGATTGTGCCGACAATCGGATTGGTGTATCAGATGGCTGGAGACTTTGAGGATTACGGTTGTTCTAAGGATGACATCTATACAATTAAGGGAGGAGTCGATAAGAACACATCAGCTCCCATAGTGATATCGACTTGGCAGTCTCTGGTGAAGCAACCCAAAGCTTGGTTCGATCAGTTTAGAGTAATCTTAGGCGACGAGGCTCATTTGTTTCAAGCAAGGTCTCTTACCAGCATCATGGAAAAGTGTGTTGATTGTGATTACCGGCATGGTTTTACTGGGACATTGAAGTCTGGTGAGACCAAGACACATCAATTAGTCCTTGAAGGCTGTTTTGGGCAAGTGAATCGGTTCATCCAAACAAAGGATTTGATCGATGAAGGAACCATAGCGGCGTTTGAAGTAAAAGCAATTGTGTTGTCACACTCCAATGAGGCCAGGAAGTCATTTAAAGATGCTTTGAAAAAGATTAAAAACTCTTCACAAATATATCCAGCCGAACGTGAGTATTTGACTGGTCATGAGAAGAGAAATCTGTTCATTCGTAATCTAGTCTGGAGTCTTGAAGGCCAAAACAATTTAATTTTGTTTGATTTGGTTGAGAAGCACGGCAAGGTCTTGGAGCCTCTGCTGGAGAAGGAAGGCAGAGTGCTGCATTTCATCTATGGTGGTGTGAAGGGAGAAGAGAGAGAACGAATTCGAAACCTGATTGAGAATGATCCAGAGAAGAAACACAACATTCTAGCATCCTATGGAGTTTTTTCTACTGGTGTCAATTTGAAGAGACTGGATAATGTGATCTTCGCCTCCGGTTCGAAGTCTGAAGTGAAAGTACTTCAATCTATTGGTCGATCATTAAGAAAAGCTTCTGACTCTGAAAAAGCTACATTGTATGATATTGCTGATGATCTTTCGGTTGGTTCATTTGAGAACTATACTCTGAAGCATTTTAAGAAGAGGATTGATATTTACTCTAGTGAATCTTTTGATTTCAAGATATACACTATAGACTTCTAGAAGTGTCCTTAAAGGTTGATAAAAGAATTATACACATAAAACTTGCAGCTGTCAACCATTATTTTCACTGATTTAAAACTAATTGATATTTTGGTTGACAAACCCCTACTTATGATGTATAATAACCACTTAAATTTCATCTAGTTTTAAGGAGTGAAAATATAGTGGCAAAGAAACGAAACTATGTAAACAATCGAGATCTGCTAGAAGCTTTGATCAAATACCAAAATAGTGTGAAGGATGCAGCAAATGGAGATGATCCGTTGCCTCGAATCCCAGAGTACATCGGGGAATGTATTTTCTTGATTGCAAACCGCCTGGCAACAAAGCCCAATTTCTCAGGTTACTCCTATAAGGACGACATGATATCTGATGGCATTGAGAACTGTGTTCAGTACATTCACAACTTTAATCCAGAAAAATCAGAGAACCCTTTCGCATACTTCACCCAGATCATTTGGTATGCCTTCCTTCGAAGGATTCAGAAAGAAAAGAAGCAAATGTATATCAAGTTCAAATCTTCGCAGAGAATGATGTTAGAACATGAGATCGAAAACTCTGGTGACAACAGCATACAATTGAGTTCACCTCCAGAATACATCAACGAATTTGTGAATGAGTTCGAAGAGAAGATGGCCTCTACAAAGAGAGCAGCTGCTAAGAAGGCAGAAGAGAAATGAAGATAGCAATAGTAACAGACATCCATATTGGTGGTCGTAGTGACTCTCAGTTGTTTTCTAAGTTTCAAGAGAAATTCTTTATGGAAGTATTTTTTCCATATATCGACGAGCATGGTATTGACACCGTGTTTGATTTGGGAGATACCTTCGACCGCCGCAAG